TTTTTTCTAACAGTGCCTCAGAATAAAGTTTTTTTAGAGATTCTATTGCCTCTTTAAAAATTTTATTCTCTAGTACCTGTTTGGCTTGGTTGGATCGGCTGATCTCCTGCGATCTCCCTGCCTGGTCTCTGGTTTTCATTTAATCCTTGTACTTGTTTAGTAAACATATTAGCAGATTTTTGTGCCTGTTCAAGAATCTTGGTATCACTTGCCATCATCATTTTATCCAGGTCAGCATCAGCTTTTATCTTAGCAGTATCTAATTGAGTATTATATTTTAATGCCATTTCTTTGATCTTAGCTTCAAAATCTAATTGCATCTGTTGAGTTTTCTGTTGTAGCTCTTGAGCCTGTAATTCAAGATCAGCAATTTTTCTTTTATTCTCAGCATCAATTCTTGTAAATTCTATTTTTTCAATTGGTGTTAAAGGTGGTGGAGAAGGTGGAGGCATCATTTGTTTTCCAACTTCAGGATCTACAAAATAACTTTCAACATTTTTAAGACCTGTATTTTCAATAATTTTAGACAATGTGTTATACATATTTTTCAATGTAACCATAGGCATTTCTTTTCCACCTTGTAAATTAAATGCTTGAAGTTGTCTTTCAAGGATGTTGTTCAATAACATTATTTGTTGTTCTTTTGATCCTGTTCCAAGTCCTACAACAATTGAAATATTAAATTTATCTTTCCATTCAGTAGGCTTTACTGGCACATATTGGTTATTTAACATAACAACTCTTTCTTTGTCTTGATACTTAACCATCAATTCAAATATTTTTCTAAATAAATCTTTAACGCCTGTTTCTGCAAAAATTCTTGCAATCAATTCAGAACGCATTTGTGTTTGCGTCATCAAAGTATTTACACCAGTTGCAGTTTTAGAATTTAAAGTGTCAGCATCTAAACCTTGTGCTGATTTTGTAATACCTGTTCTAGCTTCTCTTACAGTATCTAAATAAGATAATAATGGAAACGCTTGTTGTGAAATTGGTTGAGCTTGTAATGGCTGCATTACTTGATTTGGTGGTTGTTTAGTTCTAACCACACCACCTGGTCTTGAAGTTAGTAGGTCATCCATGTTCACCATACCATCCATTACTGCAACTCTGTTGTTGTTAGTTAAATACATATTATCTAACAACTGTCTCATTACAGTTGATTTCATCAATTGAATATCCTCAACTAGCTCTGATAAACTTCTTCCATAAAATCTGTGTGGCATTGGAATTGGTGTAACTGTAACAAATGGAATATTATCACATGGCATATTTTCAAGAACCATAGAACCATCATCACCTGCTGATACAATTCTTCTTAATTCTGCAATACCATCCTCATCATAATCATATCTTACATACGATTCATAGATTAAAACTTTTTCTGTAGATTTATCTGTTGCACTATCAACAGGAAACTCATCTATATTTCTTTGTCTAACAATTTCTTCAGTATTATAAATGTCTTCTTCAGATGTTGGAAGATCATTAACTTCTTCTTCATCATAACCCATAGAAACTAAATCTGATCTTGACATTAAAACTTTATGAGAAACAAAGTCTGCGTCTTCGATTGATTTTGCGTTTCGGTCTATTAGAAATTCTTCAGGTGGTACAGATTCAATTTTTATTTTACCATGTTTTTTTGTACGTTTAATTTTACAATTGTATAAAGTAAAATCTGGAGTTTCAACATTTGGTAATTCAATTCCTTGATCTTCATATTGTTCTAATAAAGCCTCATATTGATCTTTAGCTTTTTCATCTTCTATTTCTTCTTCTTCAATTATTTCTATTTCATCTTGAGTATCTTCTAAAGCATCTTTGTCTATTTTTGATAAATTTTTATAAGTTTCAAATTCAACATTTTCTGATTCATCATAATAAACTTTTAAAAAACCATTTTTTTCAATTAGTGCATCTTTAAAAAAATTATATAATAATTGAAAACCATTATTGTCTTTGTAAAAAACATGATTTAAATATGCAGTTGCTTGTTCGGCAAGAGGTACATCTTCAGCAGTAACAGGTTCGCATCTAACTACTTTATCACTTGCAGTAAATACTCTTAATAAATTTGGTAAGATACTTTCAATTGTATCAGATACATCAGTTGAGACTACTTGTGAACGACCATCTATTTCAGTTCCAAGTTTATCACCTAAATAATATTCTAAAGATTTTCTTCTGCTTTGAGAAAGATTGCCTCCTAAGTAACCTAACGCATTTTCAATTTGATTTGATAAAAGACTTTTTAATTTTGGATCAGATATTTCGATTATTTTTTTTGCCATATTAAACTATATAGTTTGTATTTATATAAACTTCTTTTTTCCAGTCTGTCATTTTACCACCGATAAAAGTGCAACCATATCTAAAGGCATCTGCTGGGTGACTTGCAAAATTGTGAATGGGTCGATTTTTAAAACATTGGTTTTTATCATCCCACTTTTTTTGGTAAGCCTTCAAAGCCTCTACTCCTTGATATGTTTTTTCTTTATCAAAATAACATTTTGGCAAAGTTTTTCTTACTGCTTCTATCCCATCTTCAATAGAAAGTTTAGGAGCTATATCAAAAGATATACCCAATTCTAGAGCAGATTCCAGTCTTGATTTTCCAAAAGCTCCTAATTCCCTAACTTTTATATCATGTGGAGCAATATGTCTATCATATTTGTAAGGTTTGGAGTCTAGCAGGTCAGCATAGAAATCTAATCCTTCACCGCTGCTTTCCTCATAATCTATTATTCTAAATTCATCTCTGTACTTTTGAACAAACCAAATCGCTGTAGAATCTTTAAGACCCAAATCCCACCATGTCTCCACATCTAAATTTTCATCATAAGGAACATCTTTTATTCGATTTTTATTTTGTAGGTCTTCAATCAAAGCACCATAGTATGATCCAGTAATTGCAGCTTGAAAAGAACACTCAAATTCCTGGTCATACAAATCTTCTGACATCATTTCTTGAGCCGATATTAATTCTTCCTTGTCTAATATATTGGTTTCACTAGCTTTAAAAACCCCAGTCCACCAATCCTTTTGTTCTTGAGCTTCTTTATGCAGTTTGTAAAAATAATTTTGTCCTTTTGGTGTTCCAATAAAAATACACCATCCTTTTCGGTCAGCCAAAGCAGGTCTGATGATCTCAGGAAATATTGTTGGAGATATACTTTGCGTTTCATCCATGACACATCCATCTAAAAATATACCTCTGAGTGCCTGATCATTCTCTGCACCCAAGATTGTTATTCTTGCACCATTGGGAAAATCGCATCTTAACTCAGATTCATTGAATTTTACAAAAGGAATATTCTTTGCAAAGTTTTTTATGTAATCCCAAGCAGTAGATTTACCTTGTTTAAAAGTAGGACTTATAAATGCGTATCTTGGATTAGGTTTTTCGTTGGTCAAAGCATCTCTAATCATGTGATTGATACACATTACAGTTTTGCCAGACCTCCTATGTGCAACAATTACGTTAAATCGGTGCTTTATGATTTGATTGTGCAAAAATTTTTGTAGTTTTCTAGGTGAATATGGAATTGTAATTTGCATTTTTAAAAAATAAAACCCCCCTTAATGAATAGTCTCATTAGATGGGATTAGCAAGGAGGTAATTCCAAGTTGTTCAGTCATATATTCAGAGAATTGTTTAGCATCATTATAATCTTCAAAGCCATCAAAGTGAATAATTACCGAATTAGTGTGTTCAGTAATTACAATTAATGCGTTTATTCTTGATTTAACTTTTTCAAACATAAGATGCTCCTGTAATCTATGTATATATACCTCCTAACGTAATATGCGAAGCAAAAAAAAAATAATCAGGCACTAGGTAAACAAAAACCCACCCTTTTTTGTTTCAAGTTTTAGTTTGTACTTATAATCCATAACTTATCAGTAATTACTAACGCTTGTATTTATTTATTTTTATTAAATTATTAATTGAAATGCACTTTTGACGCTTGTTATATGTAACTGACACAACTTTATGTACAAAGTTTGCAACAACTCACAAACTATAAAAACATTTACATTGATATTATTGAATTATTTTAATTTAAGACTTATCCCACTTAACAATCAATGGTTTATTATCAGCGTTAGATAATTGTAATTTTTGAGCATTATCGTTATATTTTCCTAATAATTTACTTGCTTTCCATTTATTTAATTGAACAAACTCTTTTATTAAATGACTTGTTGCAAGATCGCCTTTACCATTTGCTTTAAATTCGTTAATTGCTTCTTCAAGTTTTTTATTACTTTCAGATAAAAGTAGTTCAACGCCATCTTCTTTGGCGTCATCATAGAGTTTTTTTAGTTTGTCGCTTTTTCTTATTGTCTTTCTAAAACCTTCATAAGATAAATTCATTTCATCTAAAACAGATTTAATAGAATTTCCTAACGCTATCTTTTTAAATATATCTTCAAGCGTCTTTTTATCAAATTTTACTGTGTTCATTGTTTGTTCTATTTTAATTATTCTTTGTTAATGATATTGACAAGCTATTGACAATATATTATAAGTTTGTTATGTATTACATATACATAATAAAACAACAAAAAGAAAGGTAAATAAAATGATAAATACAAATATAGTTAAAAAATGGAACTATGGAAACTATTCAAGCAATAACTATGGTTCTCACTCTTTAGCATTTTCGGATAATTTCGGAAATGATTATTACTTCAGTTATGATACTTTAATCGCTTTCAGAGGTAATGAAGGTCTAGTAATTCAGAAAAATTACTGGGGAACTACAACTGGTAAGCATTTGAATTGGATTTGCTCAGATAAAAAAATCAGAGTTAATTCAGAAGTATTTCAAGCTAAATTAGATGTTTTGAGAAGTAAATATAATGCTATTGACAAATCAATTGAATAAATATAATCTGTCAACAACTAACAAAGAAAGGACAATATGAACAATAATAAAAATAATTGGATATATTCTTTTGATAATGACAAAAATATATCTTTTGCGATTGCTTCAGTATTAAATGGATATTTTGAGCATAACTATCAAATTCCAACAGATACAAATGCAATTCAATCTGTTCACAACTTAACAAAAAAACAAGCTAAAAAAGTAATAAAAAAAGCTGATGAATATATAAAAAGAAAGGGTAACTAATGAAAATAGAAGATTTAAAAATAAAAGTTAAGCCAAAATATAATTATGGTTATAAAGTAGGCGTTACTGTTCATATTAATGGTAAAAAATATCCATTAGAAAAAAATCATGTTTATGCACATAATAAAGATAACAAAGCAATCATTACAGCTTTAATTGATGGTAATTATCATAATGATCATGAGCTTTGTGTTAGTGCATTAAAAAAAGAAATGAAAGAAAAAAATATTATCCAATAAATTAACTATTGACAAGATATGGTTTAATACTGTATCTTGTCAATAACTAAAAGAAAGGTAATTATGAAATTTAAAATAGTTGATTGGATGAATAATAGAATGTTTCCTGACAAAGTATTTAATACTTTTGAAGATGGATGGGAATTTATCTATGAAAAAATACACAATGAAGAAGATTGTCAAGAATATTACGTTGTAGATGAAAAACAAAAAGATAGGGGGGAATTATGAAAGATATATTTTATAAAATATTATTTGTTGCTGTAACGTCTTTAATGCTTTCAGGCGTTGGATTGTTCGCATTACATACAATGGTAATTAGGGGGTTAATATGAAATATAAAGAAAACTACGATCAATGGTTAGATGATCTTTATGAAATTGGAAATTGGAATTTTTCTAAATTATTAAGAGATAGCGACCCTATTGCTTACAATGTAGGCTATGATGATTATTTAGATGCAAACGATTTAAATGAAGATGAAGAAGATGAAGACAATGACTGATAGAACAAAATGGGAAATAGATTTCTTAGATGCTAAAAACAAAGATAACAAGTATCAAGAAAAAAAGAAAGCTAAAGAACAATTAAAAGAACTATTAAAAAAACATAATCCAAAACTTTTAATTGATCTA